GAAGGAAACGAAGAACCATTGCATCAAGACGTCGTACGTACTGATACCGCATTTTCAGCCCCGATACCTCAAATGAGGCGACCCGGCCGTCCAAGGAAACAGGAAAATGTCTGAGATTGATTTGAGAGAGTTTGGAAAACTCGAAGCGCAAGTAGAAGTCCTCCAGTCTGAGGTTCACGCCTTGCGCGAGGACGTCAAACTGCTGCTGGAAATGGCCAATAAATCAAAGGGTGGCCTCTGGGCTGGTATGGCCGTTGTATCGGCCGTAACCAGCATTGGTACATTTATCGTCGATAGGATGGTATTCAAATGAAAATGACCAAGGCAGACAAGAAGGTTAAGAAGGTGATGGGCGAATACAAGTCCGGCACGCTGCACTCCGGCAAAGGTGGTCCCGTCGTCAAGTCCCGCAAGCAGGCGATCGCCATCGCCTTGTCCGAGGCCGGCAAATCTTTGCCGCAGCGCGGCATGCGCACGGCTAAAAACAAGGCTAAGAAATGAAAAAGCCGATCTGGAATCAGACCCGGCCGAAGAAATTGGGTGAATCTAAGAAGCTATCGCCCGGCCAGAAAGGCGCTGCCAAGCGTATGGCAGCCAAGGCTGGACGACCCTACCCCAATTTAATCGACAACATGAGAGCAGCGAGGAAAAAATGACTACCAAGACGCCTGCGTGGCAGAGGAAAGCCGGTCAAAACCCCAAGGGCGGCTTGAATGCCAAGGGCAGAGCGTCCTATAATGCCGCCACAGGTGGCAATTTGAAAGCTCCGGTC